GCTAAAGAGCTTGGTCTTACTTTAGGCCAGGCTGAAGATATATTTAAAAGTGTGCCTAGATTCATATCTGAAGTTATAGAAGAGGGAAATATAGAAGATTTAGATTCTTATAAGTCTGTATATATAAAAGACTTAGGAACTTTTTATCCTCATAAAAGAATGATTGAAAAATTAAGGAGCAATAAAATGAAGAAAAATGAAGATATTCAATCTAAATAACAACAAAGTAGTTTTTGATGAAGCTATTCTTCTAATCCCAGAGTTTGAAGCTCTATGGGCTAAAGATACTTCTAAAACTAAGGAATTAGCTTTTAAGCAATTTGCTTACATCTATTTTATTTATGATTCAGCAAGTCCCTATAGTAACTTTCCTGAGCATAAAAGGATTGAACTTGTTTCTAAAGACATGCTTAAAGGGGAAGTGAAAAACAATGAGCAACTAAAAGCTGCTGTTCAAAAATTTTTAGAAATGTCTGAAACCCCTACACAAAGGCTTTTAGCTAGTGTAAAGAGTAAGATAGATGATGTAGCTAGGTATTTAACAGATACAGAGATTGATAATAAATCTCTACCTCCTATTTTAAAAACTATAGAAAGCACTTCTAAATTAGTATCTCAGCTTTCTACTTTAGAAGATGCTGTAAATAAGGAAAAAGCTTCTAGTTCAAGTAGAAGGTCTGGAGAGAAAAGGACTAGGAAGTATGAAGATTAGTGTAGCACCTAAATATTTTCAAGAAGCTGCCCATTACTTTACAGAGCATGGTACTTATACCAAGTACCCTTATGGTACATATCAGTTTGATGAGTTTTGGGAAGAAGAAACTAGAAGATGTAAAGAGGGCTTTACACATGGTAACCTGTACATACCAGGGTCTTATTACTTTTATCTTAACTACACTCAAATTGAGCTAAAGAATCCTAATACTGGAAGAAAAAGTAGTGGGTTTCCTTTATTTACTGATGTAGATTTAGAGTATTTTACTTTTGTAGAAAAGGCTAGAAAAGAACAGAAAGGTATTGCTTTAGTTAAGCCTAGACGTATTGGTTTTTCATATAAATCTGCTGCTATTATTGCACATGAATTTAGCTTTTATAGAAATGCTAAATGTATTATAGGTGCTTACCAATCGCAGTTGTCTGAGAATACAATGAGGATGTCTTTAGATGACCTCAACTTTTTAGACTTACATACAGAGTGGGGCAAGGAAAGAAATCCTAATACCAAGGATTTTGTAAAAGCTAGATACAAGAAAACAGTAGATGGTGTAGTAGCTTGGGCAGGATATATGTCTGAGATACATTCTTTTACTTTTAAAGATAACCCATTTGCAGCTATTGGTAAATCTAGTAACTTGTTTCTATTTGAAGAGGCAGGTAAATGGCCAGGTTTATTACAGTCATATAATATATCAGAACCTTGTTGGAAAGATGGAGATGATTTAATTGGTGTGCCTATTATCCAAGGTACTGGAGGTGATATGGAAGGTGGTACTCAGGAGTTTGCAGAGATGTTTTTTAATCCTGATAAGTACAACTTTTTAGCATTTGATAATATATGGGATGAAGATTCTAAGGGAACTCAATGTGGATTCTTTATTCCAGCTACTAGGATGCGTTTTGGTACTTATAAAGATATTAACAAAGAGCATCCTGAATGGAAAGGAAAAACAATGATAGATGACTTTGGTAATTCCTTAGAAGATATAGCCAGACAGTCTATTTTTGATTTAAGAAAAAGAGCAGAACAAGGAGCAGACCAGCAAGCTAAAATTGACTCTGTTACTCAGTATCCTTTATCTCCTAAAGAAGCTTTCTTACAAAGCCACTCTTTCTTTTTTCCTATTACTGAGTTAAAACTTGTACTCTCTAAAATGGATGACTCTATAGAGTTAGACAAGCATAGTGTAGGGCATCTTAATTTTGAAGAAGGTTCTCTAAAGTGGGTAGATGTTCAAAGTGGTTCTCCTTATAGAGATTACCCTGTACAAAAAGCAGAAGAAGGTTTAATAGAGATATATGAAACTCCTAGACTGGGAGATGCTGGAGAAATTAATGTAGGTAGATATATTGCAGGTATTGACCCTTACAGGTATGATTCTGCTGCTTCTGAATCTATAGGTTCAATATTTATATTTGACAGATTAACCAGAAGGATTGTAGCTGAATACTCAGGAAGACCTGAAAACACAGAAAGATTTTACGAAATATGTAGAAAGCTTATAATTTATTATGAAGCTACAGCTATGTATGAAGCTAACATTACAGGTTTATACTCTCATTTTGAAAAGAAAAAAGCTTTACATTTGTTAGCTGACACTCCTTATAACTTAAGAGATAGAAATACTTGGAGACCTAATACAAATAGTTCTAAAGGTATTATTATGTCTAAAGCTGTTAAAGAAAGGGGATTAGAGTATTTAAAAACATGGTTAACAGAAACTATATCTGAAGAATCTGAAGAATTAATACTAAGTACTATTAGGTCAGTAGGTTTATTAAAAGAGCTAATTGCATGGAATCCTAATCCTAGGGCTAACTTTGATAGAGTATCTGCTATGTTAATGGTAACTTGGTATGATGTAACTTTGCAAGAGTTTAATCGTTTATCTATCCATGAATCTCCGCTAAAAAAGAAAACTGGTTCTTATTTTGATAAGTTTAAACAAAAAAGAGATAATCAAGATATTTGGATGAAGCATTTCACTCCTCAAACTGAAATAGAATAATATGTATAATAGGGTATTTGTAGCTCCTAGTCAGATGGTTTCTGATTCAGAGAAGGCTAAAACTAAATGGCAGAAAGATAATATAGATGCTTTTGAAGGATTAGTCCTTTTTGAAAACAGGCAAATTAAAAACTCTTACTACAATAAGGTTACTAACTATAACCTTAAAAGAGGCATTCTAAATATGAATGATGTTGAAAAGGTTGTTGACCCTTATGGATTAGGGTTAGGAACTTTTCCAGCTAGAATGGAACATAAAGGTATTGGTAATTCTAAGATTGACCTATTGGTAGGTGAGCATATAAAAAGAAAATTTGACTTTAGAGTTATTAGAAGTTCTGTAGACCAAGAAGGTATTAGAGAAGTAGAAGAGCTTAAGACTAAAGAATACATTAACTTTTTTATAGAACAGATTCAAAATCCTAATTATGACCCTCAAAAAGCAGAACGAAGATTAAAGGAATTAGAAGAGTACACAAATTCTTCCTTCTTTGATATTGCAGAAAGAGGAGCTAATAAATTGCTTAAGTACCTTTATAAGTACTACAATATCAAAGACAGAGTATTTGATGCAGCTTTTGAAGATGCTTTAATTGCAGCAGAGCAGTACTGCTTTATAGAAGAGCTAGGAGGAGAAATTTCTATAAGAAAAGGTGACCCTACTAGAATATTTACTATTATGAATGGGCATGCCACTGATGAAAGTGGTCTTGAGGCTTTAGTAGAAGTAACCTATCACACTATATCTTCTTTAGTAGATTTATTCCATGATGAGCTAACTCCTGCACAGATTAAAGAGTTAGAAGATTATAGAGGTTATAACTCAGGGCCTCAGCCTTATTTTACTTATCCTATGTATGGTCATGTAGGAGAATTAGCTATTCCTACAGATTCTGCTACTGCTAGAGTTCAAGAAGTAATGCCTCTAGGGGATTTAGACCTACCTATGTTTTCAAGTTACTTTGATGCAAGAGGTAACATTAGACTGATGCATTGTATCTGGAGGTCTAAAAGGAAAGTACTGGTTATTAAGAGTCTTGATGAAAATGGAGTAGAAAACTTAAGGTATGAACACCAAAAGTATAAGCCTGATGCATCAATAGGAGAAGAAGTTCATAAAATAGAATGGATTAATGAATGGTGGAGAGGTTATAAGATTGGAGCTAACATATATTTAAAAGCTCAACCTATACCTTATTTATCTAATTCTTTAGATAATATTTCAAGACAGCCACCTCCTGTAGTAATTCAGTTTTATAATACAAATTCCTCTAGAGCCCAGTCTTTGATGGATATTATAAAACCTTATGATTACTTATACAACATATTTGACTATAAAAGACAGATACTAGTCAATCTAATGTTACCTGATATTGTACAGTTTCCAACTAGTATGATACCAGATAATATGACTTTACATGAGTTTTTGAACTATGTAACCTCTACTGCATTTATGCCTATGGACCCTACAGCAGATGTAATGACTCCTAAAGGTATGCAGTCTGCTGGCACATTTAATACTATTACTCCTAATAGACTGTCTGCTAACCAAAGTGGTCCTATACAAGTGCTTAATAATGTACTGAATAATATTGTTCAAACCATGGACATAGTATCTGGAGTAACTCAGCAAAGACAGGGAGCCATTAGTTCTACAGAATTAGTAGGAAATGTAGAAAGGTCTGTAAGCCAATCTGCCTTAACTACAGAAAGGTGGTTTGCTAAAAACGAGTTTTTCAAAGAGAGATGTCTTAGAAGAATACTAGATATAGGTATTAGCATTCTAAAAAAGAACCCTAAGAGATTAGCTTACTTAATGGATGACTTTTCTAAAGAAGTTATTACAGATGAAGAAATTTCAGCAATACTATTAGCTGACTTTGACTTGCAAGTATCTAGGTCTTCTGAAGATGCAAGATTGCTACAGATGCTAGAGTCTAATTTCCAACAAGCTATTGCTGCTGGTACTGCTGATGCAGCAGACTTGATTAACTTAGTCAAAACAGAAAGCGTTCAAGATGCTGCTAGAACTCTAAAACGTAGAAGAGAAGAAATGCTGCAAATGCAGCAACAAAGTGAGGAAAGAGTTTTAGCAGCTAAGAAAGAAGAAGTCCAAGCTGAGACTCAGCTACAGATGGAAAAACTTAATATAGAGAGACAGAAACTAGAACTTGAAAAGTATAAGATAGATTCTGAAAATGCTACAAGACTTCAAATAGCTACCATACAAACATATAGTAGAAAGGAAAACATGGATTTAGATAATGATGGTATTCCTGACCCTATAGAACTAGAAAAGCTTTACCAAAAAGATAGAGAAATATCTGCTAAAGAAGCAGATAAGAAACTAGAACTTTCTACTAAAGCAGCTATAGAAAGAGAAAAAATAAATGTAGAAAAGGAAAAACTAAGAACTCAAGAACGCATTGAGAAACTAAAATCTGATACTGCAAAAGAAGTAGAAAAAATAAAACTTAAAAATCCTGTAGCTGGAGAAAAGAAATCAATTAAAAAATAATTACAATGGAAGATATTATAAAAGAATTACAAAATGTAAAGTTTTCAAAAGCTTCTCCTGAGAAGTTTATAGCTAAGTTATTTCAATCTAGAGATATTACTCACTTAGCTCACTTAGCTACAACTAGCTATGCAGAACACAAAGCTTTAAACTCCTACTATGATTCTCTCTTAGATTTTATAGATTCATTTGTAGAAGCTTACCAAGGTTTACATGGACTTATTAAACTTGAAATTCCTGCATCTTCTAATCAAAATGCTGTAAGCCACTTACAAGAACTTCTCAAATATATAGATGAGAATAAAAAGATTTTTACAGATTCAGCCCTACTAAATCAAGTAGATGAGGTAAAAACTTTAATCCAGTCTACACTATATAAACTTAAAAACCTATCATAACCGTATATAAGTTATATATAATTGCTATATACTTTCCACACAATAGAAACAAGTAGCACTTAAAAATGTAACTTTTATATAATTTCGTAGTATAAAACAACAACTTAGATTATGGCACTAGATTTTTTAAATTCTTTGCAAGTAGAGGAACAACCTCTAATGAGCTTATCGGAAGCTGAAAACAGTAGTAGTACTGAACCTACTAATACTGATAATAACGCTGATGATAATAATAAAACTGCTGATACTTCTTCTAACGACACTGAAGGAGATAAAAGTGGTTTAGTACCTATTACTGATTTAGATAATTCTACAGATGAGAATAGTTCTTCAACTGCATCTACAGAATCATCAACAGACAAACCTAAAGAAACCTCTGATAGTTCTTCCAAATCTTCTGCTAAAAAATATGCAGCTATTATTAAAGCTATGCAAGAGAAAACAGGAGGCTTTGAAGACTTTAATGAAGAGGAATTTGAAGATACTCCAGAAGCTTTCCTAGAGTACCTTGATACTTACGCTACTAAAAATGCAGAGCAGTTAGCTGAAGATTATATTCAAAATAACCTAACTCCTCTACAACAGAAGTTTGTAGACTTAATGGAAAGTGGCTTGTCTGAAGAAGCAGCTTCTTCTATTATAAAAGGCTATAAGCTTTCTGAAAATATTACAGAGGATGCTCTTATTGAAGACCCTAACAAAGCTAAAAACCTGTATGCTGAATACCTAAGACATACTACTGCTTTTTCTGAAGAAAGAATTAAGAAAGAAGTAGATAAAAAAGAAGAGGTAGGAAGCTTAGTAGATGATGCTTTAGAAATTATTCCTGAGTTTAATGAACTCTTGCAAAAGGCAGAAGACTACGAAAAACAAAAGCTTGCTCACCAAGAGCAGCAAACTAGAGAGTTTTATGCTAGGCAAGCTGAAGAGTTGCAAGAGTACCTTAATTCTACTGAAGAAATTGGAGGAATTAAGCTCACTAAAAAAATGAAAGATAACTGGATGAAGGAGTATTCTTTAGTACAAACTCAAGATGGCAAAAAAGTTAATCCTATTCTAGCTACCAGAGAAGTAGACCCTAACAAGTTTGATGCCTTACTTAGGTTGTATCATACTATGGGTCTTTTCAAATATGATGCCCGTAAAAAAGATTTTGTTCCTGATTTTTCAGCTATTTCCAGTTTAGGAAAAAATGAAGCAATTAAGCAACTGGAAAAAGCAGTTCAAAATGATAACATTAGGAGAAAAACAAGTGGTTATAGCTCTTCAGATTCAATTGAGTTTGATGAAGAAAAAGAAGACCACCTTAAAAAATGGGCAGCCCTTTCTAAAAAATATGCAAGTTCTCAAGATTAAAACCAATAATTAAACACTAAAACAATGACTGAATTATTTCCGCTAGTCGCAAGGTATGGTCCTAAAACATTTAATGGACCTCTTAAAGTTCCCCACTTGGGAGAGCTAGGCATGATTGAGCCTCAATTGGCTTCTGATATGTATCGTAGAATTTTCCAAACTCTACCTTCTGATGATTATGTAAACTTTATGAACGAGTTTCCTACTAAGGTTCTCGACACTGAAAATAAGTTTTATCATTGGAGAGTAGCTGGTAACAACAATAAAACTGTCCAGCTTCTTGACTGGTATGACACCACTGGTTCTAAACCTGCTTCTGTAGGTATTAACCAAGCTCGTTGGTTTATGATTTTTGGAGAGCGTTTCTTCGATATTAATGATGTAATTGTAGGACACAATCCTGATGATTACTACATTCAAATTAAGAGTGTAGAAGAAGAAGCTCCTAATCGTTGGAAGTATGAAGTAGTGCTTATTACTGACGACCCTTCTAATCGTTCTGTTCCTTCTAGTGAATTGAGCATTGGTACTCGTTGGTCTAAGGAAACTAACTTCCAATCTGGTGAGCGTTCTATGAGTGGTACTCAAGCCCACTTTACTACCTTTATGGAACTTAAAGCTCGTGCTGCCCTACAACGTATGATGTACAAAGTAGATGGTAACATGATTGCTGAAGGTAAAAACGTACCTCTTGCTTTTGGATTCCCTGACCCCACTGACCCTAAGAATCCTAAGCCTTACACTGGTGCTTTTGTTAACTTCTATGATATGGTAGCTCTTTACCAATTTAAGAAGCAACAAGCTAGAGCTTTCTTGTTCTCTCATAAGAACTACACTCAGAATGAGATTTACTATGGTATTGATGACCGTAATGGCTGTACTATCCAGACTTTTGCTGGTATGTTCAAGCAAATTGCTAACACCAATATCCACCCTTATTCTACTCTTAACCTTGATAAAATTGTAGACATGACCATTGAAATGGGCTTGGCTTACAAAATGCAAGATGAGTACTATGTAGTTATTGAGACTGGTGCTTATGGTAAGAGAGACATTTCTGAATGGATTGAAAACCGTTCCACTCAATATACTCCTAACTTTGTTACTGAAAGAGTACAGAAAAATGGAGACATGGGAAGCCAAGGTTTGACTTATCAAGGTGTTTACACCCAGTTTAAGTCTTACAATGGTGTTAACATTATGGTTAAGCACAGACCTTTCTTTGATGATGTAGAGCGTTACAAAGAAAAACATCCATCTGGATATGGTCTTAATGCTTCTCGTCACATGTTAATCCGTGGTGGACATAAAATGGCTAATGGTGAGTTCTTGGGTGACCCTGGTATTCATCGTCTTACTGTTAAAGGTCTTGAAAATGGAGTATTTAAATATATTCCTGGTATGCGTGACCCCTTCTCTCCATATACTAGCAAAGTAAATGCAGGTTCTGCTATGACTACTAGCCCTGTAGATGCTTATGAAGTACATGGTATGGAATGGACTGGTTGTGTTGTTGAAGACCCAACTAAACTTGTGTGGATGCCTTATAACATCTAATCTGTTGTTTGTTTGCTTAAGTGGGGAGAAATCCCCACTTTTGCAAGCATATTTAACTTAAATAAATTGCTATGCCCAGAACTACAGAAAAAAAGAGTGAATATCCAAATAAGGATTTTCTAAGACAGCGTACTGTACGTGTAGTACCTGTAGAAACAAGAACATTTGTTAATCAACAAGTGGAACAGCTTCCTGAAGGTTTTATTATCGAAGGAATGTCTAGGTCTCTAGAATTAAAAAGAGACAAAACTACTGGAGAGTTTTTACCTATTTTTGATAACATACAAAAAGTAATTACTCCCCAATTCCCTGATGAACCTATGACTGAGTTAGAGTTCTTTAATAGAATTACAGGTTATGACCTGTCTTTTACTAAAGAGACTAAAAACTTTTGGTCTGGTTGGGTTTCAGAAGGGCCTAATAACAAAGGAAAAAAGCCTTTTTCAGTTAAACTATCTAAAGAGGGTACTACCTTAGATTTGTCAAATGTTTGGCAAAATATTGAATGGAGAGTCCTTAAAACCAATGACAGGTATATTGCTCCTTCTTGGGAAGAAAGAAATTCTAAACCTAGCTACTGGTTTGCTTTAGTTGATGAAAAAGTATCTGTAGACCGTAAGAAAGAAGAAATTAACCTTCGTCTTAAGGCTATTGAAGAGTTTAATAAAATGAAAGACAATAGAGATGCTCTAATGGAGTTCCTTATTGTTAAAGACCCAAACAATGTTCTTTCCAAAACTGCCTCTACTGAAGTACTGTTTAATCTAGTGTATGAAGTAGCAGAAACTAATCCCAAGCTTTTCTTAGAAAACATTAAAGATGAAAATAGAGAAGATAAGATTCTCATCTTTAAAGCTGTGAGAGCTGGAGCACTTAAAAAAGTAGGTAACAAATACTCCTCAATGGGAGATGAGCCTCTAGGTGGATTAGGTGATGTTATTTCCTTGATTAACAATGCTGAAAAAGTAGAGTTCCGCAAAAAACTAGAATATCAAGTAGCTAACTCTGTATTGTAATGACAGCAAATGAAATGTGGCAATTAGTTTTAGTTGAGTATGAAAAACTTAACTCTGCTGGTGCTCCTGGTATTCAGGAGGGGCAAGCTAATATTATATTAACTAATGCCCAGAATCATTTTGTTCATACTAGAATATCTTCAATATTGAATCTCAAAAAGGAGGGTTTAGAAGAAACAGAAATTAGAATGCAGGGGCTGTCGCCTTTGTTAGCCTCTGCATCTATTTCTGCTTTTACTACAAATACTGAAAATTTGCCTAATGGTGCTTTTGCTGAGTTACCTTTAGATTTTATGTATACAGTCTGGGAAAGATGTATTATTAATCTTAAAGATTGTGTTACTAATCAAGATGCAGATTTACCAGTATTTGTAATTTCTCATAATGACTTCAATAGAAGCAAAACCAATCCTTTTAAAAAGCCTTACTTTAATGGCTCAGAAGGTATAGTATGGAGAGTGTCTTACACTAGAGCTAATACTGGATATAATTCTCAAACTACTACAGCTTCCAATGGGTATGAGTTTATAACTAATAGAACAGGAAAAAGACATGAACTTATTACAGATGGTACTTTTAATGTTACTCAATATAACCTTAGATACCTTAGAGTACCTAAGCCTATAAAAGTAGATTTAAATAATTTTGTAACTCCTGTCAACATGCAAAACTGTGAATTAGATGAATCTACTCATAGACCTATTGTAACTGTAGCAGTTAAGATGCTTAAAGAAGCTTTATCCCAACCTTCTCAAGATTTACAACTAAGTTCTGATAAGGTAGAATAACTTTTTTAAAAAACAAACGTATATACCCACAAATCAAATAAATAAATAAAACGCAATGAAAACTTTTGCAAGAACTGTAACTCTAACTGCTGCTCAAGTAAATGCACTTGGCAGTACCCCCATCAATGTAGTTCCAGCACCTCAATCTGGATATGCTTTGATTCCACAAAACCTAATTGTAGCTAAAACCTCTGGTACTGCTGTAGGTTCATGTGCTAATGACCCTATTGCCTTGGTGTATACAGGTGATACTACTCCTCTTATTGCTTTGGATGCTGTAGGTGCTGATACTAATTCTAATCTTGTACTTGCTACTGGAGCTACTGCTGCTACTTATACTGCATCTAATGGTGTACAACTAAGTGCTTCTGCTGAAGTATATGCTGGAAAAGGAATTGATATTTCTGCTCCTGGAGCTACTATTGCTTCTTTTGATGGTACTCTTCAAGTAACTGTACTGTTTAACATCGTAAAAATCGGATAATTATTATAACCTTAAATCTTTAAAAACATGATTTCTCAACCGCAAATTCTAGATAATTTTAAGTTTTTCGCTGGAGCAGATGTTGCTAGGAGTGCTGGAGCTACCGCAGGTACTGTAGTAAGTCCTGGTATTCTTGCTCAAGGTGAAATTGTTGTTACTGACGCTAGTAACAGAATTCTAGATACAGCTACCGTTCTTACTGCTGATTCCATTAAACTTGTAATGGGGCGTGGTGCTAATGAAGAACTATGGCAATCCCAAGTGTTTACCTCTGACGACATCCTTAGATATGTAGGCAGAGAGTACCAAGCTAAAGTACAGCAAGTATCTTACTATGGATATAATGCTGCTACTGGTGTAGGTGCTATTGATGCTATCAATGACAACTATTACACTGGAGTAATTTCTTTTTATGAGTTGGCTTCTCAAGAAGCTTCTGCTCTTATGGCTCCTGTGCTGTTTGATTATCTTTCTGATGGTTCTGCCACTCAAGAAGAAGTAGCTAATGGCCTTTACAGACAAGCTGTAAGACAAATCTCTTACTGGACTCGCAGACCTGTTTTAATTGAAAGAGTAACTTCTACTCCTGGTGTGGCTACTACAGATAACGTAACTGTAACCAATGGAAGTAATGCTATCCTCAATGCTCCTAACATTGCTGCTGCTGCTGCTGTAGGTGATTATATTAGAGTAGGTTCTCAATCTACTGTAACTGATGAAATTTATCAAATTACAGCTATTACTGGTAATGACCTTACCTTAGATACAGCTTTCCAAGGAGATACTGCTGTTGGTGTAGCTATTCACAGAGTTGTTCAAGGTACTCTTCAAACTGGTAATGACTTAGGTATTCGTGTAACAGGTCTTAACCAACCTTTTATTTTGGATTCTCGTCCTTATAGCTTGGTAACTTTCCAATTGGGTATTAAAAATGCAGGAAGTACTCCATTGACTACTGCTGTTGATGCTTTCATTGGACATGGTACTTATGAGCAAATGAGAACTCTTGAAGCTTCTTCTTGGAGAAACCAAGGACAAATCTTCACTTACACTGAGTTCCCTCCTACTACTGTTCAAACTGATTTGGTAACTACTCAAAACCACTCTACTTTAGAATTGGTACTTAGTAAGCCTAATCGTGCTTTGACTAACACTGACTTTAGAGCGCAGCTTTGTGTAGCTTGTGCTTTGGATGGCAATGTTGCAAATACATTTGATACTTCTTATGTAGGTGCTGCCACTAGTACAGTAGATGTACTAGACACTTACATTAGTAACTTTACTAATCTTACAGCTCAGGCAGGTAATCTGTAATCATAGCAATGCTACTGGAAAGGGTAGCCTGTAATGGGCTGCCCTTTTTTAGTAGTTATTGGAACTATTTTATTGATAATTCGTAATATGATTATGTATGGCCTTAGAGTTAAAAATATCTGCTTGCTTTAAAGAAAAGTGTACTAAGTTAGAAGTATCTGACATCACAGGAGCTTATAATGTATCTACCAATCCTACTGGATGGGGAAGCCCTAATATGGTTCTTGCTAATGTAGATACAGCTACATTAACTATTACTCCTCCTTCAGGTGCTGCTGTAAACTATGATGTTACAGCAGCAGTACAAGGAGCTTCTATAGTTAATGGCTCTTTTATTATAGATACCATAGATGATATAACTTTCAACGATGGTATTTATAGTATTAAGTATTTTGTAGAAGATACAGATGTACCTTTAGAACATGAAGTAACTGTAAAAATGCTTTCTACATGTAAAGCAGACTGCTGTGTAGAAAAAATGAAAACCAAGTTTAAAGAAGAAATGTGTGGCTGCAATTGGCTTACTTATTGGGATTACTATAAGCAAGCTGAAGCCCTTCTTTATGCTGCTAAGTCGGCATTTGCTTGTGGCAAAGAAGCTCAAGCTACTGACTTACTTAACCAAGTTAATAAAATATGTAGCATCCAAAAATGCTGCTGCTAACGATATAGAATATAACTATGTGTAATTGCTCCAATA